ATCTAAAAACAAAACAATATTTTTGTGCTTCTTCGCTTCTGCTTTTGTTGGCAGTTCCGAAGGTTGTGCCCAAACCATATTATTTTCTTTTGAGTTAAAATAAGGGATACCTTTAATATCTGTAGGCTCCCATAAACTTAACCTAATATCAATTACTTTCGCATCGATATTTTTTGCAATTTGGTGGATCACTTCCGATTTACCTATTCCAGGGCCACCCCATACAAATATAGGTCTCTTAATCTTCAGTGCGTGTAATATAGACGCTTTACACTTATTTGGCGATAATTGCCTAGTGCTTAAAGCATCTACTTCTGTTGTTTTTCTTCTTGGCATTTTGTACTCCTATAATTACCTTGTTGTTTAATTAATAATACATTCTACTACCAAAAAAGTCAACCATAAAGATTGGTTAAAAACGCCAGTGATTATGCGGGTCATTTGCCCTGTGGATAACTATTCTTGTGATTCTAGGCGGGATAGTGCCTTATTCAAACCGTATTTTCTTATATCTCCCGAAAATAGCATAAGTTCCATTGCTTTCTTTTCATTGGTAACAATTACACCATCGTCTGCTAGATAATATGGAGTGTCTAGATACTTGTCTAAAAATATGATTACCTGCGTGGTTAGTGTGAAGTCATTGGGGAAAGGCACATCATAAGTTTGAAGTTGTAGTTTATCCTTAATAAATGTGATCCCTTCATCGGTTAGTCTAAGTCCACCAAAGTTCTTTGATCTACTATTCTTCCACCACATAGGCATATACTCTTTGAGAGTATTTTGACCAATTGCTATATTGGCATTCTTTAAGAAGATTTTAGTATAGGTTTCTTTCCAGTTCATTTTTCACTTACAGTTTCACCTTGGGTTAATTTAACCACCGTGAATTCTGTAGTGTTGAATAGTGTATTCAATTTCTTCGCTAGATTAAATGCGTGTCCAGGGTTTGAAAAACTAACCTTTTTGTATTTAGGTCCTGGGTAGTTGTTAAGCAAATTTGCACTCTTCAGATTGAACGGCTTGCCCTTGTAGAACACTGCCCAAATTCCTTCAGCCGCTAGGATCTGCTCAGACTTGTAGTCTTTCTTATTTGTGTACTCTAAAAGTACTGTTGGTTTAGGTCGACTCATAATTTGCTAATATATGAGTATTTATCGAATTTATGGATGTGTTATAGTTTACCGCCGTCTACTTGAACGTTTACGGTTTCATCTTTCTTTGCTTCTGTGCTATTATTATGGGCCATTAAAGCCTCATAATCCCCCGCTAGACGGGCCAGTACAGTGGCTAGGGTATATGTGATATGCTTGGCTGTATTGATGTCAATACGCACTTCTTTTTGATTGCCCATGTCTGCACCTTTAACTTGCTCGATGAATCTTTGTAAACTTGCGGTGTTAAGTGGTTCTTTTGTTTGCATTTGCCAACTCCGTTTTCATTTCCAAAATAGTTCTAAATGGTCCTTTAAATGGATACCTTTCCAATGTAAGTAATTTAGGACAATAACTTCTTACCCATCCTTTTTCAAACTTGATTATGTAATAACCTGCACAATATAAACTTTTAGATTTTTTACTTTTGTTGAACAGTGGCAGTTTACGTTTTACATCAAACACCATGTTGTAAGGAACGAACTTGCTAGGGTAGTCATAAACATCATTCTTCTCTGACTCAACAGGTCCTGGTGCAGATAAACTTGTACCCCACATCCAATCACCTGTAAAACCTTTTTCAAGTGCGTCCACGTTATCAAATATTCTTGTTCCCGATTCACAACTAAACATATAACGTCTGTCTTCTTGTTTACATATAGTTCCAACTTTTTTGCCATCCGATTCTAGTATCCAGAATCTATTTTCTAATATTGGCTTTGCGTATAATTTGTTTGTCATGCCGTTACCTCTTCTTTAACATATTTTGCGTTTAATGGTTCTGCGTAACTCTGAGGATAGTCAGCGATCCTTTGTAGATCCCATTTTGCACAAAATTTAATAAGTTTTAATCCTACTTGTTCTACTGCCTTAGTCTTTGCACTTGCGACTGTGTCTTTTATAATTTTTTTAATTTCATCTGGTTGTGCAGACAAATCACATAGTGTAACATTTCTTTGATAATCGTCTATCACTCTATGCTCGAACCCTTCATGGTCCACCCAACGTTGCAACATCATATTGTTCCAACTATAACCTTTTGAATTCCTATCTTCGAATGCTTCTGTCAGACCAACTTTAGTTTTTGTACCTTTTGTACGCACACCTGGATATGCTGAAAACACATTGTCAGCAGTATCTCCTCTCATACATTTTTCGAAGAGTAACCATTGTGGATTAGGAGCAGGTCTTTCTTCTCCTGTTTTCTTATCTTTAACTCTGTTGCCTTTGTCATCAAAGTATCCTTGATGTGTAATTGTAATCTCTTGCACACCATTATATTGTGCAACATTAGGGGCAATCAATTGAGCAAAGTCGCCATCTGTGCTTATAATAAAATGATTGTCGTTAGGATGTGCTTTCACCCAACCTGCAATCAAGTCATCTGCTTCTAGTTGTGGATTTTGTAGAACTGTGCAATTAGTTTTTTGATCTATGAAGTCTTTGAAGTTATCAAATGTTTCCCAAAATACTTCATCCTCTTCAACCTCTTTTTCTGTTCTGGCATCTCTTACGTTTTTTCTATTTCTTTTGTAAGGCTCGTAAAAGTCTTTACGCCAACTCCTACCTTCCAAACAAAATACCACGTGATCTCCTTTGAAGTCCTGCCATACTTTTCGAATGCTATTAAAGGTGATATGCAACGCCATACCTATCTTACTGTCCAAATCGCTCTGTATAGCGAACTTGGATCTAAAGAAAGTGTTTGCAGTATCAACTAAAATGTAGTTCATCAATCAATATCTATTCTAACTATGTGTTTTCTTAATTCTTTTACAAAGAACTCCAACTTATCAATCATAGAAATTAAGTCTTTATCTGTGATATATCTACTTCGTTCTTTTAATCTATCATACTCTTTGATTGATATTTGCACCATAGGTGAAAGATCTCTTGCTCCTTCATTTTCCATAGTTGCATCAAGTCCTCTTTGCTTTTCGTCCGAGTCTGTCATTTTATCTCCTAACTAATCTCCGATTTGTCTTTGCCCAAATCTTTAACATTAATATAACCTGCGCCTCTGTCTGGATCCATTCCTTCTTCTTGCAATATATTTCTTGCAATAGTTTTAAACCAGCCATCAACAATTTGTTCATTTGTTTCGCCTTTATAGCCTGCGTCCAATAGTTTCTCAATAAACTCATTATTCCAATCTAGTTCAAAGAAACCATTTCTTATATTGTCTTCGTTTATCTTGGTGTCTAACACAGCCACCCAAGGTTCGCCTTCTTTTGTTGCCTGTTCTTTCTCTTTCATAAGTGCTTCAAGTCTTTTGTCCTTCTCCGTTTTAGGAGCGCCATCTTTCTTCTTGAATACATCTTTTACTTTTTTTATTACATCCATTTTAAGTTCCCCATTTATTTCCAAATATATCTACTTGCAGTCTTGGAGTGTAACGCCATCCTCTTTCCATTGCCAATCTCGCTACCCCTTGAGTGTTTAGATTATACATTTCCGATCTGCCGCCTAAAGGCATACAATATACCGGAACATTAATTCCAACATCGGAATATTCTTTTACTGCCTTGCCCACTTCATCAACATCAGTTGAGTCAGCAACAACAAATTTAAAATACCCATCACTGTTTGGAATATCAAAGTATGACCTTGCAATGTCTGGTTTGATCGCAGTCTCCCACGGTTCGCCTGATACTGAAAGTTTCGGAGAACAACTCCATGTCACTTTGAATTTTGTTTGTTTACGCAAATAGTCTTCGAAATCTTTGTGCAACGGTTGTGTTGTATTAGTTTCAAATGTTACGTTTTTTAAGTCTTGCATTCTTGGATGTTCAAATAATTCTACATAAAGTCTTTGCCATCCCAATAAAGGTTCACCACCTGTCAGAATAAAATGTATATCTTGTCCATTATCCATAGTCCATTTGCCTTGTGGAGTTAAAGATAAAACATAGTCAACAACTTCATCTACAGAATGATCTTTCATATACTTTTTAAATTCAGGATAGATACTCGCATAAGTGTCGCAACCAGTGTGTACTATTGGAAGTTCTTCGAAAGTTTCAACCTTATCAAGTACACCATCATCTAATAATTGTTTCACTTCAGGATTGTACTTGATCCCTTGTTTTAATTTTTCTGCTCTGTTTGGATATCTTTCTATACCAAAGTTCATGCATCTAAAATTACATCCGAACGTTCTTAAAAATACTGACGGAACACCTACAAATTTTCCTTCTCCTTGCACGGAGTAAAATGCTTCACTGTATCTTAATCTACTACTCAATTTGTGTGACCTTTCATACTTAAACAGATATCATAAAACTCTTTCTTCAATGGAGCGTGTTTATCGAATGCACCAAGTAATATTGCAGTTGTCATATCTGATTCATGTTCTCTTACACCTCTCTGCGTCATGCAATGATGTTCTGCTTTTATCAATACAGCCACGTTAGGAGTTTTTGCATATTTCTGTAATGCATCTGCTATCTGCGTTGTCATCTCTTCTTGTATCTGCGGACGTTCTGCGATATGATGAACTATCCTATTAAATTTAGAAAGTCCTATTACTTCCTTCTCCGGCAATACACCAACCCAACATTTTCCTACAATGTTCTGAAAATGGTGAGCACACGTAGACTTAACACTAATCGGACCGCTAGTGTATAAACTTCTATATCCCATATTAGGAAATGAAGTGACCTTAGGTGGACTTACAAATCTACCTGCAAATATTTCATTGATATACATCTTTGCCACACGTCTTGCAGTTTCTTTTGTGTTGTGATCATTCTCAGTATCAATCACTAGAGCATCTAGCACGTCTGAAAACGATTCCTCAACTTCCTTTTGTAAGTTTGCAAGATCGTCGCCTTCTAAAAAATCAGCAATGTTGTCATTGCTATGAAATCGTACGCCTTTGTCTTTAAGCCTTTGCCTAATCTTTTCTGATGTTTTCATTAATCCCTCTTAATATATTTTTCTAACACTTCTATCTCATCATGATATTGAGCAATAACCGCCAATTCTTTTTCGATTGCCTCTAATATATCAGGATGTTCACCAACGCCGACAGCCTTTTCCATGTAGACTTCAACATTAGCCGAGTGCTTCGCAATATGACCTTTCGCGTGTTGTATAAGTGCGTCATATATTGTTTGTCTCGATGCCATAACTTTTCCTCCTATAACTTATTATATTAACAAATTTTTGCCAATTTGTCAATGATTTGATTGTAAACAATTTGGTTTCCTTCTTCCGAATAATGATTGACCTTTCCTTTATACTTAGGCCAGGTATTACTCAAATTCAAAATATTATCTTCTTTTGCGTAAAAATTGGATATTTCGAAATGATCTATTGCCAAATACGGAATTGGTATAAATTTTTTAATCTCGTTCCTTATCATATTGTATATGTCAATTGCATACTCGTCATCATAATGATGATGGAACCAATTTTTGGCAGTACGCAATCTGGGGTTGAACCAGTCAAATTTGTCCATGATGTCTGTGTAGATTAGATCACAGTCTTTGTGCAATCCTTCTTTGTGTACAGGATGTTCGGTTGTGTGTATTCTGCTTGGACTTGTATGGCACACAATCACGCAATCATAATTGTTAACCCAATATGCATCTCTGGCACTGAGGTTCCAAAGTTGTTTTAATATTTTGTATTCACCAACACCAGCCTGTGCTATGTTGTTGACTCCATGTTGTTGTGCCAACATTAAAGGCCAACCTTCTCCAGTGGGCCATTCGCAACCAAAACTGTCTCCTGCTAATACTATTCTTTTAGCCATGACAGATACTCCTTTGCGACCACATCGTGATATTGTTTATTGAAATGTTCATTGTCTTCTAAGAAATAATCTTCTGCTTTGTGTCCTAATGTATTTAGATGGTCTTCGACACTCTTCTCCGCTCTCTTCAGTGTTTTAATTTTACCAAAATATTCAAAGTTGTTGGGCCATATGCCTCTGCTTCTAAAATTGAATACATACAACTTGGCGTTGTTCTCTGCACAAATATTGTCCCAAGCATATGCGTTCAATAAAAATTCTCTCTTTTCCAATGTTGTATTACATTCATTAAAAAGTTTTACCTGCATATAGGAATCTCTTCTTAGGTCAGGCTCTTCCAAACCTTCTTCATTTGTGAATTTAAAACCTTTTGCGTTTTGATAATCTTGTGCTGTAGGCTTTGTCAATATTTGAACTGTATCACCAGCGATAGGTTGATCAGAAAACTTTCTAATCATCTCATTTGATTCTGGATGTTCTATTGTGAAATGATCTACTGGCTCTGCTTCTTGTTTTAGTTTGCCATCGAAACTTAAAACCATTCTGTTCAAAGGGGCCAAACATAAGAATACTTCATCTATGTCGTTGTATTTTTCAAATGAAGTCTTCAACCAATTTGTGTATAGACTGTTTACTGCTCCTGGCTGTGCATATATCACAATAGGTTTATTGTGTATCTTGGAATACGTTTCGCAATAGTTGTTGTCATTCCAGAAAGAATAACTGCCTGGACCAACTTTGCCTTCTATGGTTTGATATCCGACTGTATGACTGTCGCCTATAAAAAGTGTTCTACTCATTGTTTTATCTTTAAATCAAAGTTTGCAATACAACGTGGGCCGTTTTTAGGAATACCGCCTCCATGCTTTATTTTACCATCAAAGATAATTGCTCTACCTTTTCTTGGTTCAACCGATTTTATAATTTTTCCATCATTGTTAAAAAATACTGTATCACCATCAGCATCATTAATAAAATAAATCACAACCGTGTGTTCAACTTGTAAATCAATGTGAGGTGCATAATGTTTTAAATTTGTTTGGTGTGGCATTGTAATAAACACTCTTGCCAACATAATATTTTGCAATATTAAATCATTTACATTGCACAAAGCCTGAGCCACCATTCCGAAATTTTCAAGGTGCTTACTGATTGATGTATGTGATTTAAGCAAATGTACAAAACTTAATGGCGGTTGATTTGTTTCTTTAGCAGTTGTTTCATATTTGCATTTAAAATCAACACTGGGATCAATAAACTCTTCACCTTTGCTTTTAACACCTAATGTAATTAACTCAAGATGATCTTGCAAATAAGCAGGTATTAGATCATCATAAACTTTGATAAATGGTTCATTATTCATTTTTTGTGTAATCCCCTTTGCCTGGTATAACATTCCTTACACCGCCTTTAGGATTCTCACAATCGCCATCTTTTCTTGGAATAAGATGCACGTGTGGATACATCACTGTTTGTCCTGCGGCTTCGCCAACATTTATTCCAATGTTGTAACCTTGTATTACGCCTTTTGCAATATTGTCATTACCTATCTTTATTGCAAGTTCAACACATCTAATAATTCTTTCTTGTGTTGCTTCTTTGGGCACGATTAAACTATGTCCTTCTGTAACAGGATATCCGTCATTATACCACACCATATCTTTAAAATCATATACAATATCACTCCAAGGTGCTCTGCCGTCTTTTTTTGCTTGTTCTAATGTATCAACTTTAATCATTACCACTCCTCCCAAGGAAAAACAATCCAACATGGTAGTATGTCTTTGTCTATTCCATAACAATAGTAATTTAATTTTGTAAACTTACTAGGTGCATTGTGTATAATAGCGGCAGTTCTAACTCTATCTTCTCCGCCAAAATTTTTATTAATAAAATTAAATGTTTCACCTGTGTCGTTTATATCGTCTATAATTAATATTTTCTTTTGAAAAGCATATGCTTTCTCTAAATTCCTTAAATCGGGTTTTGCTTTATGGTCTCTTAATCTGACGTCCAATGCTTCATGTGGTTTGTTTAATCTGTGACTTAGATACACTCCTGGTATGCAACCTCCTCTGTTGATACCCATTATTACATCCGGCTCCCATTTATCATCAGCCATTTTATCAGCAATTTGTTCCAATGCATTCCTAACTTGTATCATTGTAAAATATTGCTTGTTAACAGCCATTAAAAATTCTCCTCATCAGGATTTTTTGAAACATAATCATTATAACATATACGCCATATATTCCTAAATTTGTCATATGCAATTTTTAAACTTGGATATTCTTGGCATAGTTCATCTATCTTCTGTAAAGTAGGAACACTGTCCTCGAATGGTTTAGGCATTTTATAATCTTCAAAAGTCATGTTCTCAAAACCTTTGCCTGCGTCTTGCCTCATCATTTCATTTATATCACCAGCATTACTGCCATCATAACTGACGGTCATATTTTCATAAGCAGGTGCCCAACTTCCTGCAAATGTATCTCCTTGCACGGTGTAAGTTACTTCAGGCTCTTCTGCGGAATCTTTCTTTTCCTTATCCATTAATATAACTCCTCAATTTTATCACAAATTTTAAGTTTCAATGCGTCTTTGGCATCTAACCAAACGTCCTGCGGTGGAAGGAGTATTTCTCTTATTTGTTTCTCACTCATTCCAATACACTTTTTATAGTGATTGATCATTCTTCTTGTGCTGAGTTCGAACTCTTTAACACGAGCGAATAGTTCGTGTTCTTTACCTTCACTGCCCCAACTGTATTGGTGTGATAATATTGAAGTGTTTGGAGTCAAGATTCTTTTACCTTTAGCACCTGCTATGAATAATAAGAATCCACAACTTGCAATAAGTCCTAATCCAACAGTCTTTATTGGTATAGTACTTGCTTTCATTGTGTCTATTAAGGCAAATGCGGCATGAACATCTCCGCCTGGCGAATTAATTATAAGTGTAAGTTGTGGCAATCTATTTTCTGATAGATTGTGATTCATTATCCACTTAATTACATCTCTGCATGAATCTGTGTTTATATCATCCATTAGTACATATATTCCGTTGGATGCTAAATTGTTTGTAGGCGTGTTGTTGTTGCTTTGCTTTTTAGCCATTTGATATTACTCCATATAGTTGATTTCCTGAAAAGAATGTTTCTTTCAATTTTTCTTTTTGTTTATAGATTAATGGAACATATTTTTTATAGTTTTCCATGTAGTCTTCAATTTTAGCAATTATTTTTTTCTTATTTGCCAAATAGTTTTGCCAGTCCTCAGTCCATTCACTAGGATAAGCAAATTCGGGGATAGCCATTTCGCTATAACTTAATCTATTAGGAACCATTGGTATCACATCTAATAATGCTCCTTCATACCAACTTATGCCCAATGTCTCTTGCAAGTTTGCACTGAATATAAGTTTTGCACTACCTAATAAATTATGATATTCATTCTTAGTTAAAGGCTTTTCCTGACATACCACAAAATCATACTGTGGCATTGCATTTTTTAAATCTGTAAAAATACCAGGCTGTTTTTCTGGAGCCATTCTGTGCGGAAATAATATTGTGTTTGTTTTATCCATATTCTTATATAAGTTTAATGTTGGTTCCATATATTCCATAGGCCAACCTACTCTGGATATTTTCTCTTTTGGTCCAGGATTCAATCCTAAATATTTTCCTGTGTCTTTAAATGCTTCTGTAAACATATCAATATGGAAATCTGTTGCAAAGAAATTGTGATCGAATACATCAAACATTGCCCGTTCAGTATTTCTGACCCAGTCTGCATCACCGATCAATCTTCCTAAAAAGTCTTGTGGATCATATGATCCGGCGTGCCACATACCACCTATCTTAATTTTAACTTTTAATAGTTCCGCCATATATTTTAATTGTAATACTGTTGGATTCCATGCGTCTGTGTATAGGAAGTAATCACCATTTTTAATTTTACCATCACAAAACATTTTTCCTATCTTTTCCATCTGTGCTGATTTGTACACATTGGTTCCGCCGAAGTTTAAAAATGCACCAGGAGTAGTTGCCTGTGGAGTGTCTCCTCCACTTATTGTGACCACTGATTGATTAGATGCACGTTTGAGTTGTTTAGGAAGATGTTCCTTCCACTCTTTTGTGTATCTTGTATCTACTGCTTCTAAATCTACTATGTATATTGTCATTTGTCTTCTAAATATCCTAATAATGCTAAACCTATAAAAAAGAAAGCACCAAACATAAACATATCGCTAACGAATTCATCTCCACCATATAGACCAGGCATAGGCATAAACCATGCAAAGCCTACAAGTAGAACAAGTCCTATGGCACCAAATAGCACCCACATACTAAACCTCCGATGTAACTTCTTGTCCTTTATGATAATATGCGTGACTTCCGTTTTCTCCATCTTCACTTACTTCTATTTCAATATCTCTGTTAGGATATTTTTTGTTTATTTCAGCATATAAATCATCGCTGATCATTTCACAAGATTTAAAGTTTAATTGCAACGTTTTTTCTGTGTACAATTTCTCTAACCATCTCTTGAACTGAATAAACTCAATATCTCTATCATCATGGAATACTTCTATTCCTACTTTGAAATGAAAGATGTGTCTATGAACATAACCTAAGAATGAAACATCATATTCATCACCTGTTGCCAATTTTGGATCATCCAAAGCCGCAGGATATTTGTGAAGTCCTTCTTTTCTAAAAGTTACCCATATCAGTTTGTTTACGTGTTTTTCCATATTTTTAAACATTCCTTTAGTATAGCATTTTTACTCTTCATTGTCAACGTCAATAACCGTATCGCCAACGTATTCAGACCAATCTGTGTAGTGCATATTTTCTGTGATCGCTTTTAAGTTTTTACTCCAAACACCTGTGTTTGAATGTCCCCACGTCACATCATCAATTTTCAGTGTGGTATTTTTATTCAACTTGTAAATGTTTGGTATCTTTGCACTCACCATCGGAATGAATCTTTCAAATTTCATTAGTCCTGTATCTGTAACAGTTTCAATAAATTCTATACCAAAGTCCAATGTGACCCAGTATTTGTTTTCTAATAATTCTTTCATGACAGTTGTAAACTTCTCGTTGCCGTCATAACTTTGACTTGTCCCAAAATAAATGTGTTTGCAATTATGATGATCAGCCAAGTCCATTATTTCTTTTACATCTCTAGTACCAACGACAAATAATGTTCTAAAACCTTTTGCTATTGTGTTTTCTATTTCATCTCCTACGAAATATACAACCTGTTTCCTTTTTGCTGTGTCTAACGCCATTCAATGTATCCTCTGTTATAGCCTGGCATTCTTAGATCGCCTTCCTTGAAAGCATCTCGCCATTCTGTTTCTCTGTCATATCCTTGACTCCAAAAGCCACTAATGTCTAACGCACCAGTCTCGATCATTTTGACTGCCATGCTCATACATCTTTTAAAGTCTTTTTGTCTTGGACTTGGAAATATTACTGTCGCCGCATTCCATAATAGTTTGCTGAAACTTGTTGTGATGCCGTTTGTTTTTTCTGCACCCAACACAACCAATCCCTGTTCATTAATTAAATCTTGTGTAAACACTTCATCCCTTGTGTTAAGATCCACAACAATATCATAACCACCATCTACCTTATCTTTAAGTTTGTCTCCCCAAAGTTCTTTGTTGCTACTGCCCAATACTTCTACATCAAAGAAATAATGTGCATTAAGATATTGATATACAACCCATGCTAAAAAGCCACTGCCAATAATTAAAAGTTTTGCACCTTTTACATTACGTTTTTCAAATTGGCTTTCATCTTGCATAACAACATTTAAACCACAAGCAACTGGTTCAATGATGTATTTAGGGTCGAGTGCAGGCACTTTTACATAAGTTCCAAAGTTTGCATTGTATTCATCTGCGTATGCAGGTTCACCTCTAGTGGCAACTAGATCACCTTCTTCTACGTCTTTGATATCTTCACCTATTTCTAACACTTCGCCAAGTCCTTCATGTCCTTGCATTTCCAAAGGCAAAGGACCAAATTTACCATTCATCATATCTATATCACTTCTGCACACACCCGTCATTTTCGTTTGTACACGTATCTGATTAGGACCTATAGCAGGCAGTTCAAAGTCCTTCTCTTCGAAAGATCCATTACCTTCAGTGTAAAGTATTTTCACTGTTTTCATTCAGTAACTCCTGTATCCATAAATCTATATCTAATTGATTGTTCCAAAAGTATCCGTCGTCCATATGTACAAGGGTATCTTCTATCATTTTTCTGTATGCACTTTCAGGACACAATCCTAATTGTATCGACTCGCCGTTGCTTTCTCCACCTTTATAAAAATGCATAGCAATATCATCACCAAATGGACTTTTCCAACTTGCATTTAGTATGAAAGTCTTATCACCATTAGACAGTGTTAGTTCTGCATGGTCAGGCACATCATAAACTCCATTTTTATCTACCACTCCATAGTCAGTGCCTGTGCAATCTTTTAATGTGTATTTTTGTTCTGTTGTAAATTTTTTAACACTATAATCTTTAAAGTTTGGCCCTGCCACTGCTACAAATAAACTTATTAAGTGTGGCAGTAAATCTTTTTCAACACCGCCCAATGCAAATTTACTATTGGTAAACCAAGTACCTGGATTAGGTATTCTATTTCCATTTATCCAATTTATTTGTACAAGATCACTTGATGCGAATTTTGTTTTCATTTCTTCAATGTTATCACGCCACATATTATTCTTTGTCATTACAAATCTTGTAGGTTGATTTAAATTGTTTAAGATCCGCCAATGGTCGGAAGATTCAACTCCAGGCTTTTCTACAAATACCAATTTTGTATGTGGTGCCACCTTCTGTGCAACTTTAAAATGCAAATGATTTGGGACACATATATGAGCAGTGTCAAATGGACTGTGTGATGCAAGTGCTGTTGTAAGTTCAATAAAGTCGGCTTTTTTAGATTGATCTCTATCCACAGTAATTACTTCATGTCCCATCTGTGTAAGGACATCCTTGTATAACTGACCAAATCCCATTCCAACTATTAAACTTTTCATCCGTTTACTGATCTCTTCATATTATCTAATTGTGTTTTTAAAAATAATTTAATTTTCTTAAACTTTACAAGTATTTGTTTGCCGTCCCAACTTCTGTCGTAGCCTCGTTCCTCTTCCATTTCTACGACTTTCTTTTTATACCAATCGTATTCCTTTTGTACTGCCTTTATTTTCTTACTTCTTATTTTTGCCATATTATACCTCCTCGAATAAGTTTCCAAATTGTGTAGAAGCATTAACAGTTTTCTTACCTGTTGCTCCCCTTGTTCCTATAATTGACATCCAGAATCTACTAAACTCTTCTATTACTGCGTTTGCTTCATCTCTACTGCTTGTTGCAAATACGGCATTAACAATATCTCTGAAAGCAATTCTATCAAACTTTTCTTCAACTAACATCTTAGGATTAATTCCTTTGTCATATGCTTCGTTGGCTTCTTGAACTGCTTTGATATGCATCCAAACATTGTGAGCCATCTGTAGTGTATAACTAAAACTATCCCAACTTGTTTTTGGATCGTTTTTCATTTTATTCAAATCACCTGGATTGTAACAAGTGATATCTTTAAGCATCCATCTTTCACTTACAGGACTGTCTCTAAATGCAGGAAAAATTCCTTTGTCTAGCACAGCCTCTCTAAATGATCTAGTGTCTTTTGCAAATGCTTTGTCGTCTGCACTTGGCAACATTCTGTATACCCATTTCTTTTTGTCTTTAATTTCAATATCTGTATAAACTTGTCCATTTGCACTGGCTAAGAAAGGACTAGCACAATCAAATGTAATCATAAAGTTTTCATTGTGATACTTTCTAACTGCTCTTTGTACATCAGTTAATAGCACTGCCCACTCCAATTTGCTTGTACCTAGGAAGTGCATCACATCATGTTTGCCTTTTTCAAGCAATCCATCAAATCTTAATGCAACCAAACGTTTCAGAGCCAAATGGATATCACACATATTTTGTCCACCCATTGCCCAGCCGTTGAAGTGATCTGTATATTTCTTAGGATCACAATAGTCTTTCATTTGAAGATACCAATCATCTGCTTGTTGGAAGTTTTCACCTTGAAGCACATTTAAAAACTTACAATTACCATTTCTATTTTTCATAAAATAGTCGTTGTTTATTTTTGTGCCATCAACTGCTTCTTGATATGAGTTGATATTACTTGCTTTCGCGCCTTGAGGAGACCGCGACACCCAAGCGGGAATATCAAGTATCATACCATAGTCCATATTATGATCCATGAACTCTAGCACTTGTTCTCTTTTCTTTTTGGATTTAGGACAGGTTGGATCTTTCCAATCACCTTCCCAAACTCCTTTACCAATCTGGAAACCACCAGAGTCACCTAATAACCAATTGTCTTTTCTATCTCTGTTTCTTATGATATCATCTCTAACAGAAAAGTGTTTCATGTTTAAGTCGGCGTGTCCTGCCGAATATAAATGCCACTTGTAATAGAAATAAGTGTCCTTTGGTTTCATGTAGTTTAAACCTTCGACGCCATGTTCAAAGTTTTGCGGAACTCTCTTAGGCAAGATATAATCTTCTTCGTGTCTTGCTTTACCCAAGTCTCTAGCAAAGAAACTGCTCATAGCAGGAAGGAACGTTGCGTAGTCCTTCTGTTTGTCAGTTAAACTATCAGTTGGTATCTTCTTATCCATGTACTACTTTGTTTGTGCAGGCAGTATGTAATCATATTGACCAATACCACTATCCACTGTTATTTTCATTGCTCCTTGATCAGATATACTCATCTGTATTCTACCATCAAGACTCAAAATACTAATAACTTGTTGTATAGGCCAACTCCAAGTATTTTTCAATTCATTGGATACCGCTTGTTCGAATACAAATGAACCTGCGTGTGAGTTTGCATCACCGAAATAAAACACAAGATTGTTACCTTCTGTCTTAACTGTGAACACAGTTTCTTCCACGTGTGCCGCCGCTTGTAGTTTCAATCTAGCAATCGCCGCCACTCTTGGTTCAAATTCTATATCCCAAGCAGTGCCTTTAAATTTTACTGACTTTAATTTTTCATTGATGATTTCAGTGCTCATAAATCTGTAATCATTTTTAAAATCTTTTCCAGCATTTTCAAAGTGTATGTGTGTTGGAATTGTTTTGCCATTTCTTTCTGCTGACTTAACTTCAATCTTTGCGTCCTTCTGATATTCAGGACATTTTAAGTGAAGCGCCAACTTGTCTAAGTTTGGCATACCAAACACACCATCAAATTCATTTACTTTGTTGTTTGTGTTTGCTGAAAGTATCACTGATCTGTCCTCAGCCATGCTTTCTATTTTAGTTTGCTCTTCATTAGTCACTTTAACTAAACTTAAAAAGCCTAGCGAGTGAGTATGGGCAACTATATCTTGTAAGATGTCTTTCATTATTTTCTCCTCATTGTTACATTATATTTAGGTTTTGGCGAAAAGTCAATCACGAATCCTATCATCTTTTCTTAACCCCAAACCGTTTATACGCCTTTTGGACACTCTTTGCTTGGAAATAACAATCAGCAAGTGCATTGTGCAAATCCATTTGTATTCCTTTCCTTGGATCTTCCGGCAACATACCAAATAATGTTCTACTATCACGTATTTGCCAATAGTTCCAAGGCACAGGTGTTTCTAATTGTGCATATAAATTTTGTAAGATTGCGTAGTCAAACAACGGACCTTGACACCAAAGTTCGTCTAATCCTACACACCATTTGTTAAGTTGTCTAACAAATTCTGTCAGCGGCACTCTATCCTCATCTCCCAGTGCTTCTTCTCTAATTTTTTCATCTTGTTTACCCCACCATTCTAAAGTTCCGTTATCCACATGGCGATTTAAATCACTTTGTTCGTCTACATTTAATCTGAGGTATAATCCATTGTGAGGTTCTTGTTCTGTGTATGGATCAAATTTTATAGCACCCACAGTCAATACAGTGGCATCTGGTCTAGTGCTTAAAGTTTCCAAGTCTATCATTCCATGTGTAGCCATCTATCCTCCAAAGTCAAATAAGTTGTTAAATGTGTTTTTACTTTCCGTAGATTTAATATCCCAACCTAATACTCCTAACAAGTTTCCTAGTTTGTTATCTATTAGTGTGCTTTCCATTGCATCATTGTCGAATGGTAAATCTTTGAACCAACTTGGTATGTGCATCTCATCTGTAGGATATGCAACAGAAGTATAGTCCAACGGATTCTTTTTAAGTTTGCATACAATAACTTTCATACCGTCATGTATCTCCATAGAGTATTTGTCATTATGCATTTTCTTTAGGTTGTTCCAATTTATACTTGCTCTTACGTGACCTGGCATATTTGCTTTGCCTAGTCTTGCTTCTTTTTTTGCATACTCTTGAATGTTGTTTGCTCTACGTGGAGATCCTTTTTCCCAACCAGGTCGCTGTTTGAATTCATTTCTAAATTGACTTATTCTATCTAAAACTTCAGACTCAGTCTTTTCAGTCAATACCATTATTAGTAATTCATTTAAAAAGTTTTGTATGAATACAGGAGTATCGGATCTTTTCAAATCTAATCCCATTGCTTTTATTTTTCCTGGTTTGTCATCTGTATCTTGTCTAAAGTTTTCTAAGTCATACATTAATACTGCATATCTTTTCTTTGTAATAAAAAGTCCTGTTGAACTTACAGATTCTCTACCTGCCTTAATTACTTCTGCCCTACTTTTTAGACAATGGAAAGCCTCTGCCATAAACTTTTTAAAACTGCCATTTACTTCTTCACACACCTGATCATATAACTTTATGACACTTTCTTTAGTCCAAGGAATAGAACCATCATTAATTTCTTTCTTTAATACTTCGTAAGCACTAAAATAAGCGGAGTCTGTGTCACCATATATAATTGCTTTCCCTACGTGATTGTATTCTCCTGTTATGACTTCATTGATCTTTGCCGCCATGTGTTTTGAAATCTGTCTACCTGATAGTGTTGTTGATTGTCCAATACGTTTGTCAAAGAATCTACAACCTGGATTTAATATTGCGCCATACAGCGAATTCAAATTAATTTTTTTAACAAGTTGTCTTTTATCCCAAAACTCTTCTTCTGCTTTATTCTTTGCGTCTTTGGATTTCTTTAACATGGATTGCATTTCTTGTCTTTCGGTATACCAACGTTTTAGTAGTCCTGGTATCACGCCTTCAAATTCACTTGTAAAAATTGTGCCATTGGCACTTAACATCATCGGATTGTTACTGTCAAAAATTAATTTATACACTTCTGCACCGCTCATAACTTCTGTTTTACCATCTTCCCAATCCACGTGTATAGAAATATCTTTACGCATTTCCATCACTGCATCATATTCCAATGAACCAAAATGATTCTCCCAAGCACCAGCAAAGGATTTCTTTTGTAGTGTCATTTGTTCGTCGATGTATTCTTCTGTGTGAGTTGGTCTTAATTGTCCCATTACACATTCAGGAGCCATATTCAATGCTCTAATGACTGACGGATACAGTGAACTTATGTCCATGGATCCTATCCAATTATGCAATCCTTTCTTAGGAAAAGCCACATAAGCACCTGCGGCAGTTGTGCTTTCTGGATCTCTCTTAGGTCTATTAGGAACTTGTACACCTCTTCTGTGTGCTTCATTTATAATTGCTTGTTCTGTTACTGCTACTGCACCTAGTGTAGTCTGTAATAAAACTGTGTTTGCGTGTGCCAATTCATTTGTTAATGAAATAAATTTTAATTTTCTATCCAGTTTGTCAATCAGCACGGTGTCTTGCCTGTTGTATTCTATGAATGTTCTAAAGTCTTGATTGTAAAGTTGATCCAAACTGCCTTCATATACAGTTTTCTTTTCTCCTAGTTCATGTTCACCAATAGCATCTAATCTGTATGAATGCCTTTCTTCGTATGTGTATTTTCTATAAAGTTCTAGTGAATCCAAATGCACTCTTCCAACTAAATCATATGTTTCTTGTTCACGACCAAATCTTTCGAACACTCTTTTTTTAGGAAGTTGTTTCCATAAACAAAGTTTTCTAGTGTCATCTTTGCTTAAAACTTTTTGTATCCTGTTCACAACATATGGAATATCATAACCTTCGGAGTTCCAACCACTAATAACATCTGCATCTTGGATTGTATCTAAAAAGGCTGTGAGCATTTCTCCTTCATCTTTGTAAAGATATAAGTTGTCTATTCCTTTTGTAACTTCTTTCGCTTCTTCTATGCTCATTGTCTTAGGTGGCATAGCGAAAGTAACTGTGCTGTCTAACCATTGTAAAGCAACAGTGATTGCCGTAATAGGCATAAATGGATCACTAGGATTACTGAAACCTTTTTCCGGATCGAAGTCTGCTTCAATATCAAAGAAAGCAGTCTTTAGTTCAGGAGCATCTCTGTTGATATAGTTTTCGCTCAAGCATTGAAATATTGGATTGATGTCAGATTCGAATAAATTCTTACCTCTGTTGATTGCAAGTTCTTTGTGGAAGTCTTTTGTAGTCTTGGATATGATTCTATTTAAGGATTTACCAGTGGTGCTTTTAAACTTACCACGTTGGTCTTCATAATAAAAAGTGTATTTGATTGGATATTCTTTGAAAACTCTTTCGCCGTTTTGACGTTCAACAACTCTTATGAGATCGGAACCTCTGTCAAAATAGCCATCTATATAACTCATTTATTCTCCTAATGTCATTTTCGGCTGACACATACCTAATAATCACTTGTGGCTGATTGGGCCTATAAACAATAATATAACAGTATACCGCCTATTCCGGTAATTGTCAATACTGCATTTGTAGTTATCAGTGCCGGTTCTTTCCAAATCACTGAAACGATTAACCAATTAATTCCTCCTAATACTAAAAGTATCGGACCAATTGGATAAAGATGTGGAAATCCTGCATTAACGAAAGTTCCTACAATTAAAGTAAATGTAGCAACCCATTTTAAAATTTGATCAATTTTCATACTTGTCAAACACTCTGTTGATTGTATTGTTCACGCACACGAAGTGAGCACACTTAGGCATATCCTTAACACGTCTTGCACCTATATAAGTGCAAGTACTTCTTATACCGCCTAATAATTGTTCAACAGTGTCTTTAACTGGGCCTTTGTCGTCTAGTATAACTGTCTTGCCTTCTGTGCCTCTGTAACCATCTTTTCTTGCTCCATGTGTATCAAATGCTGATTGCGAACTCATGCCATAAAAATATCTTTTGCCATCTACTAATTGTGTTTCGCCTTCTTGGTGACCTGCTAACATACCACCAAGCATAACGAAATGTGCGCCTGCTCCTAATGCCTTTGAAATGTCTCCTGGTTGTGTGCAACCTCCATCCGCAATTATGTGTCCGTCTACGCCATTAGCCGCATCGGCACATTCTATAATTGCTGAAAATTGAGGAACGCCAACACCAGTTTGAGTTCGTGTTGTACACACACTACCTGGACCAATACCAACTTTCACTATGTCGGCTCCGTTTAAAATTAATTCTTCTGTCATGTTTGGTGTTACAACGTTACCAGCAATGATCACTTTGGATGGATATTCTTCTCTAATACGTTGCACAAAAGAAACAAATTGTTCGTGATATGCATTTGCAACGTCAATTGTTATTACAGGAATGTCTGGAAACGCCGACATAACTTTTTTCAATGTTTGATAGTCCTGTGCGTTCTCGTCCCATAGTGCACCTGTGCCTACGCAGGCAGATACATATTTGAATTTAATACCTGTACCGGCGGCTTCTTTCCAATCATCGAAGGTATAATGTTTTCTAATTACTGTGAGCATTTTATATTCCTGCAACACTCTTGCCATAGAAAAAGTGCCAACGCCATCCATGTTCGATGCCATTACAGGAACGTAACTTAATTCTTTTCCACTGTTCCTAAATTTATATGTTCTTTCCATGTCAACATCTCTCCTAGAACTTAAGGCAGATCTTTTTGGCTGTAACAAAACGTCGGAATAATCTAAATGTATGTTGTAATCAATTCTCATCAAAAAAGTCTTTTACGTTTATTGCTCTATCATCAATCCAATAATCATATACTGGTTTCTTCATCTGTATGGCAGTGTGTTTCACTCCCCATTCATCAAGTTGCTTCTTGGTTAGTTCCGTCCAATCTTTCCCGGAGTTACCACCCCTTGCTGTCCAGTAATGTAACTCATTGCCTTCGTCGAACAATTTATTAAGTTTGGCAATGCGATCGAAATCAGGTTTGCTGTTTTCGTAGTCACTGTTCTGGTTGTAACAAATTGTATTGTCGATGTCGACAATGTATTTCATTACTTGTCTTTACCAACTGCAATAATTAAATTCTCCAAACTATCAAAAGCCTCAGAATATTTGCTCCACTCTCCTTTGTGTGCAATTTTTATTGCCTTGTTTATTAAAGCAGGTTTTACTTCTAGTTCTTCGGACACTGCTTTCACTGTGTCTTTCAGTCCTGCATTTAAGTCTTCTATTTCCTGTAAAACATTTGAACCTTCATCTACGATTCTTTTCAACTTTGCTTGTTCTTCAGGGCCGTATGTTCTTGCTGACATATTACTCTCCTTTTAGATATTTTACCATGTTTTCTGGCGTTGACTCAACGTATGGGTCATCGTCAGTTCCTTCATTGTTTATGCCTGGCTCTTGCCACCATTTTTCTATTGCACCGTCTTTAACCACTGCCATGTATCTCCAACTTCTATTACCGAAGCCTAAATGGTTTTTACCAATCAGCATACCCATAAATCTTGTGAAGTTTCCAGAACCATCTGGAATCATTTTAACATTTTGTATTTGCATTCTATCTGCCCATGCGTTCATTACATATGAATCATTTACGGAAATACAATATATTTCGTCAATGCCCATATCCTTAATACTATTATATTCTTTTTCGAATCCTGGAAGTTGTTGACTTGAGCAAGTAGGAGTAAATGCTCCTGGTAAACTAAAAATTACTACTCTTTTTCCTTTGAAATATGAATCTGTTGTTGCGTTATGCCACTCACCACCAATTGCACAACCGCCATCGGTCTCCACTTCATCACCTGTTCTTATTCTAAATGTTACTTTTGGAATTTTAAATCCTTCTATCATAATGTACTATACCTGTTTTAAAAATTAATATAAATGAATTATACTTAATTCTTCCGGTAAAGTCAATGATTAATTTTAGGATTTGCGTTCTTTATCTTCGTAGAAGTAATCGTTGGTGTCACCAAATACAACACTGGATTCATTTTCGCAATAAAATTCTATAGTGGATACTTGGAAGTCTGGTCTTTTGAGTTCTGATGGAGTTAGTGATGCTTCAAACCAAAGCATTCTATTATTTGGTTGTGCAAAGAATTGTCCATTTCTAAGTTTGCCAAAATTGTGTTGTTTGTGTTCGCTTGGTACTTCTGAAACTCCTGTGTTGACTGTGTTTGGATCTCCATGACAGGCATCAATCGTAAACATATATTCACCTTTCATTCTGCCACCGCCCTTTAACATTATCTCAACATCACTTGCTTTCAATAATGATTTTGTCCATACTTGTATGTTAGAACTAAAACTGTCCCACAGTTCAATAGTTCCTAAAGGTAATTGATCTTCTTCTTTGATGTTTTCTTTCCAAACAAATGCTGACAATGGAAATTTGTCAAAACAAGCACCATACTCTGGAAGGTATGCTTCGAACATTAATGCTCTGCCTTGTACGGATTTAACCGCGAACATTATTGCTTCGACTAGTTCGCCGTGACCTCTCTTAAGGTCGTGTAAGTATTCTTTACGAACCCAGCACTTTGTATATGGAATATTTGCAACAAAATTCAAGACACAACCTCCCCCTTGTTAATATAGTGTATTTATGGAAAATTATATCTTATGTAGAATTACGACTTCTTTTTTGTGGCAACATTAATTGCTTTGCCACGTCTATTTGGATTAGGATCTTTTTTTCTTTTTCTTCGTGCCGCACTTGCTCTGCCTTTTTTACCTAAGGAGTATGCTTTTGATCTAGGTAGACATTTAGGTTTGCCTTCACCTTTTTTCTTACCACCACACGTTCCACGAATCTTTCCGCCTGGACCCATACGCACCCATTTGTCTTTGAACCATTTCTTAAGATTTTCGTCTAAGGATTCGTCTAGTATAAGATCGTAGCAATTGACACAGAAGTCTACGTGTTCCCTTTTAACGCAGTTGGGTACCCTTTTTCCGAACATGGTCTTCATGCCCTTCTTTTCGTAACCCTTCCAACAACGTGTTCCTTCTATGATTTCGTTTACCTTCATTACTTCTTACTCTTGTTGCCCCAATTAGCCGCGCCTTTTTTACGACACTGAACTAGAGCACCAGAGGCGTAAGCCGAAGGCCAAACTTTGTATCTTGATCTAACTTTGTGATAGCAGGCATCTTTTTTCTCTGCTAATTTTTCGAATTCTTCTTCTGAGATAGGTTTACCAACAAAATCTTCTAGGACTGGTTCAGTCTTTTTTTTTGAGACCTCGTCTAGTTTTGTTTGGAATTTTTTGCTTATAGTTTCTTTGTATGTTGGTTCAGGCTTCTCTGATTTTGCTTTAATCGCCTGAACAATTTTAGTTCTTGACTCTGTCATCTCTTCGCTAGACATCATCTCGTAATCCATGTAATGGAATACTGAACTTAAATAATCACTTGCTTTTGTAATCTTAGCCGCTACCCAACCTTCTAAACCTTCCTCTTCGGAAATGTTTTTTAATCTGTCATGCAGTTTAATTGAATATTTTGCCGCTTTGTATAAATCTGATCTAGCCATCTGCACTTCGTGGTCTTGTTCAACTTTGTGAGCCATTTGTCCTAAATCTTCGTTAGTGGACTCTTGATTGTGTTTATCATCCATTTGTTGTACTATCTGTTGTTGATGTTTTTGTAAATCTGCCATGTTATCAAATGTTCCTGTAAGTTTGCCATTTTGATATGAATAAAATTTACCGTCTTTGTTCTTTGCCGCTAATCCGTATTTGTTCATACCTTTAGATGAAGTGTCATCTTCCGCTCTCAATGAAGAAAGTTTATAACCTTTTGCCATGTACTCGTCTTTCTTCTCTGCAGGGATCATTATCGTTTTGCCATCTTTGTGGACATATACTTTTGGTTCTGCTTTACCAACTCTTTTCAAGTCAGCCGGTTGAACTCCGTCCTGGTGCATTTCTTTGAATTTCATAACTAATCTCTAGTTTCGCCGCAATCGTCACATCTGCAATAGTCACAGTTGCAATTTTCACATTCGCATTTACAATTTTTACAAGCCATATTAATATTTATCTCTTTAGCGGTCCGCCGAAGATACTCACTCCTGGTAGTGCATGAGCGCCTTTGGCTGTGCCGTCTTTCTTTTTAGGTTGTACAACTTTTGGTAATCTTGGAGCCTTTGTTCCTGACTTGCCAGGAGTACCTGTATATGATTTTTTAAATCTATCAGGGCCTACTGCAATATGTGGGGATACCACTGTTGCTATACTACCGGCACTTGTTGCGCCTGCCGATGCTAGTTCTGTTATAATTTCCCTGATCTTCATGTGTTTATTTACTTGCTTTGAACAAATTCTTCACTTTTTTAGAAGTGCTGTATTTTGCGTGAGGCACTTTAAGGTTCTTCTTACCGTAAATATCCCCTATTTTATGTCGGTACACCATTAGTTCTGGATCCAAGCCGTAATGATAATCAATACGTGCCTCCACCATTTTGATGTCCTTGTAACGCATTTAACTAAATTTTCTTCTAATGCTGTCCACAAGCACTCTTAATTTAGAGAATTTGTACCAACCATTAATTTTTTTTGCTATCTTTTTAAACATATTACTTCTTAAATGGGTTCAAACCTTTGATACCTTTTACAGCACCTTTAGTTGTATTACCTACTGTTTTTTTAATTTTACCTATTTTACCCTTTACGTCAGGCATTTTGACCTTAGGCATCTTAGGCATTTTAAGTTTATTAAACATAGTGTATCTCCTATGTGTGTATTTATCGGATTTTGTGTGTGAAATTAGGCTAATTTTTTGAGGTTTTCAATGCCGTTGTCTATTACAGCACGGTTGTTGATGCTACCCGGACCTGCTTCTTCATCGCCTGAACGTAGTGATTCTAGTCCTTCTATGAACTTATCGGATGTAATTTCGCTTGATTCAAATCTGTCTTTTAAAGCAAGAATGCTTTTAGCAGTTTCTTTTGCCCAGCCACTAGTGCCTTCGTCGTCTCTTAATCTTATAAGTTCTGTCAAGTAGTTCATATTGTTATTTATACTTTCTTAGGACGCCAGCCACCTCTTTTGCCATTTGCTGATTTATCCCAGTGTTGGACTGTGCCGTCTTTCAGCACACGATAACTCTTAAACTTTTTAGGCTTCTTGCCTAGCGAGTTATAAGGTTTGGGTTTATTGGCTCTTCTGAACGCCATTGATAATATCCATTGCTTCCAGTATTTCTTCTATACTGTATTTACCATAAATGTGCTTGGTATCTGTCCAATGAAACTTACCTTCTTCGTCCACTCTAACTGACCATTTTTTATCAGGTGATTCTGATATCATTTTGCTTTTTTTCTGCCTCTTCGCATATTAATTTGCCAACGTGCCAATTGACCTTTTCTACCAGGTGCCTTTGCGGCTTTCTGTAATTGTGCCATTGTTGCACCTTTGGGTATGCCATGTCTTTGACTGTCCCCAGGTTTTCCAGGACCTTTGCCATCTGCGAAGTTTTCTCTCATACTTTTAGGCTTGCCTTTGCCTAATCCTAATTTTTTAACATTGGCGTATTCACTTCCAATAGGACTGTCCTTGGTTGCATTTTGTTTAGTAATTATTCCTACGCCTTCGTTCTTAGCAATCAAATATTTTTTCTTGTAATCTTCCAAAGCGTTTTTGACTTTATCAATTGAATCTTTGTTTGCTTGATACAATATACCATATCCACCTCTGCCAGTCCAACGTTGTATATTGATTGGTCTATCGTCTATTAGTATGTTAGGTTTGTTATTCTTATTCATTGCGTAGGATTCTTTACGTCCTGTAACAATTATTTCTTGTGGTTTAGGTAAATGCTTACCTATCCAAACTTTTTTGTAGTATGCTGAATTTTTGTTATCACCTCTTAATGGCGAAGTGTTGATCGAATATATTCCGCCTGTAAAATCCTGTACCAATTTGATTAATGCATCTGCAGAATTAAATTTAGGCAAAGTTTCAAAGAAATTTGTTCCTGTAATTTTTTTTATTACTTCTGTTTTTAAATCTTTTGTTCTGTCAGAAGTAAGTTCTTTCCAATGTTGAACTCCATACAATTTTTCTATACCACCAAAAAAATCTGCAAGGACTCCGTCCATATCCAAATAAACTGTAGGCATCGATTCCATGTTTTCATTATACAACCTTTTGTTGTAAATGTCAATGGTTCTGCTTATTTCGGAAAGACGCATTAATTAAAACCAAAATGTGTTACTTCAGGATATTTGGCAATAATTTTTCTGGCTAGTTCGTTGTGATATTTGATTGTTTTATTCATATGCCCTTCTTCTCTGCCACCAGTGTACATAGTTGGTCCACCTGGATTTTTATCCACTTGAGTCGGCTCGTATGCAGACGGCTTGTCAATATTCTTTTGAAGCCATTGCGTAGTTCTAGCAATAAATTCTTTTGCCGGTACAGGCGGTTGATTATCTTCGAAGTCTGGATTGTAACCTAACGCATCAAGGAACTGCCTCATACTATAATTGCTCATGTATGGAGTATCTAATGGTTCGTCTTTTTGCCAAGCGTCTGGGAAGGTCCAAGTCTTTTGTGATTTGTCTTTAGGGTCTTTGAAGTAAGGCATCATTGATGCGCCTTCTAAAAGTTCGTGGAATCTCATTAGTCACCCTTTTGTTTGTCGTCTAACTTCTTCTGGACAAAGTCAATTAATTTCAAAGTAAATTCTTTGTTGTCAATATCTTCTTGTGTAAATGCAGGTTGCATTTCTATCTGTCTTTCTATGCCTGCAACTTTTGTGTTAAGGAATTGCAGTATATCAACTTTCATTTGTTGATCTATGTCAGCATCATCTTTAACATACTTGTCTTTAATTTTTCCTATTTCTTGATGTGAAGCACCTTTGCCTGCGGCACTTTG